TCAGACTTCATCATTTGGGAAAAGCTTTTGAGGTGTAGCTGTTTCTGGATTATGCATTTCATACACGGTTTTCACTGTATACTTTTTGTTCATCCATGTTTTGTACGTATCATCGTATTCTTTTGTAATATCAAGTAATACATCCATTGTTGATCCTACACGAAATGATTCTAACCCTTGCTGTAAATTGGATAGAAATTTATCATCTACCACATTCGCGGATATACGTGTACCGTCGACTATAAATTCCCATTTTCTTGTTTTTGATCCACCTAAAAATGGTTTTGAGACTATAAGATTAGCTCTTGTATTGCTATGTTTTATACTCGCATTTTCATAATTAGGCGAAGATGAAATGCTAGCAAACTCACTTTTGTCAGCATAAAAGATTTTTGCGTTACCAGATGATATTTTTAATCCTTCAATAGAGCTATTGTCATCTAACACACTAAACGTATTATCAATTGCGTCTGTGGCTTCTGGATGGTTCTCAAGATTTGAACTTGTGACCTCTTCCGTGTCAGGAAATCTCCTGCGTGAATCGTTACAGATCGTTATAGATCATACTACCATGCTGAACTGCGGTTTTATATCTTATTAAATAATTTACAGATCGTTATAAATCACACTTGTTCTGTAATCGGTTTCCTAATCGGTTTCCTTTTTTTGCTTATGCCAAAATAATTTAACATAGTTAGAATTAAATATTGCTATACACGGTATGACGTGTATAATAGTATTTGTTGGAAGCAATGAAGCTTCCTAATTAAGAGAAAGGAAAGACCATGAGTTTCACGATTCGGATATGGCGGATCTCAGCCACCATATCCATCAGGCTAAAGCTTCTTAACCGTCGCTAAGCCAACAGAGGGGCGGGAGCCGAAAGGCTCCCAAACCTCAAACGTGAAATCCACAGTCTCATACATAGGAGTATATCATGATAAGCGAAGCTAAAAAACGTGCTAATGCAAAGTACAACCGTGAAAAAATGGTGCAGCGTGTAGTAAGGTTTAGTCCACGTGAACATGACTTACTAGAGTATCTAGACGCTCAACCAAACAAGGCTGGTTTCATTAAGTCACTTATTCGTGCTGATATGGAATCGCATAACGAGGAATAATTAGGTTATATCCTAATCAAGCACAAATTGAATAGCTTCAATCGCCTTGTTGATTCCTACCGTACCAGCTGTATATCCTTGATCTATCCAGTCTGTCCAGCCAACTCCAGCAAGATGGACGCGATAGTGTAGCTTCTTTCCTGTGTTGTTCTCTGTAGGTGTGACCTCAATAGCTTCTGCCATGAGCGACTGCCCAACAGTGCCGATAATGGGATCTGAATTGCTTGACCCCTCACCAGAAGAATCACCCTTGCGAATACCACTCCACGTCTTCCACCCAATGTCTTGGATGTGGGCTTTAACTTCAAGCGTGAGACCATCAGGCGGTGTAATCTTGATAGCTTCTAGTTGCAAAGCTTTTCCAGTCGTCCCAGCTGTTTGGCCATCACGCACAGAATCAAGCCATCCGTAATCAGACACATGAGCACGATAGTAGAAGCCCGAATCATTGACCACATCCCCAGCATCTTGCGGAGATATTGATTGAGGAGTGTTACCGATATAAGCATTCCACGTATCAGAATCACCATAGAAGATGTCGAGATCTAGATTGCCATTCCAACCGTCTAGATCTCCAACTGATGTGTACTGGTACAATGCAGCGACATCCCAAGTACCAGTGCCGCCAATGAGTGGTGGATCGTCTTGATAGCCCATGCGATCATAGCCTGCATAGTACCCAGCATTCCACAATCCGTAGTCACATGACACTGGAGACCAATCGTATCCATTGACTACTGAATTGCTCATGTAAATTAGTGGAGCGATGCCTGTACGCTCTCTCACGTGGTCAAGCCACGTCTTTGCCCAGTCAACGCCACAAGATACCGCATCGTCCTCCCAATCGAGGAACAACACGGCTTGTCCGATGTATCCAGCTATGTTATCGAGGAAGTAGTCTGCTTCTTCGATTGCGTCGCCACCATCGGCATAGTGATACAGCCCGCGAAGTTTCCCGTTTGCACTGTCCCACTGGTCATTGCACGAAGGATTTACGTAATTGTTGCCTTGCGTTGCCTTGATGATAACGAAGTCTGCAGGAACTGCTGACAAATCAATGCCACCCTGGAATGCCGATATATCAAGCCCGTTGAGCGCCATTATTGCTGTTCCTTATTATCGCTGATACCTGGAGTAGTAGGATTATTCACAACTCCGATGATGATAAGAACGCCAAACAGTGCATTAATGAACGCTGTCGCTTGTTGCGACATTAGTGCGAAGTCCCAGTTGTAACCGAGTGGAGTTACAACTACTTGCAAAAGTACGATAACTGCTGGAATTAGCGTTAGCCAGAATGCTTGACTCTTTACTCTCGATTTCCAATCCATAATTTTTCTCCTATATCTCTAATGTAATATCGGTGGAAGCGCGGTGAAAAGCCACGTCCCAGCCGCTGTTGCCAATGCTGCAATGATTACCCAATACATTTTTTGCATACTGCTTACTAGCGTGTCGATTCGTGCTATTAATTTTTCAATTTCGGACGTTTGATGCTTGAGCTCGTCGATATCGGTTTCTGCTTCGTCCATCCGTGCATCGAGCCTATGCAAGTGTTCGCAATGAGCTTCTACATGTTCGTCTCCCATCGTTTACACCGTCCCTCGCACTGTAATGCACGTGCGACATGAATGCGGGTAGACTTCCCACCATGATTCTCCACGATAAGAAACTGCAGTATTCGAAAGTGCCGTGCAAAATACGTGTTGTTCAGGGCTTATGGCGCTCACTTGCACTGTCTGAATCGTCTTAAGCGTGAATGGAAAAGTCGCTGAGTTGACATTTGACAGGACAAGATTTCCGCTTGCACCTGATCTCGTGTAAGTGTCATTACTCACATTCCCGTATAAATCGACGTTTCCGCTAGACCATTTCGTCCACTTCCAATTTCCAGATGTCCCTTGCTCAATAGGTACGTCACACGTTGTCAATACGCGCATAGCATGCTCCATCGTGACTGATGTGTATACGTCTTCTTTCGTAATCTCATAGTCGCTTAGTGCCAAGTTGTGCCCGTGCAGGTGGACGCATCCGCCATTACCCATTGATGCCGTCTTGCTCTCAACGGAGACGCTTGCTGTTGTTGCCGCGCCCGTGTCGCTCCTGATCGCATCGCACGTTAGTGAAGATGCGTACGGGGATTTGACGTCAATGCCCTGATGCGTCTCGGCACTCTTATCAATTGGATTTGTCCACGTCCACTCCCGCGCTGCAACTGTAGCAAGTCCGCTCAAGAAGCTAATGGCACTCTCCGTTAAGCTAGCGATCTCTTGCGCGCCATGCCTTAGCGCCAATTTTGCGCTTGTTAGCATCATGTTCGCACCACTCGTAGTGTCGCCTGCGTCTGCTGTTACATGCGCTCCGCTGTCATCTGCGTAGAAATGTTGCTTAGTAGCGTCCGCAGTCTGCTGTGCTTGCGTCGCGCTTGCCTGCGCGGTGTCCGCTGTTGACTGTGCGCCTGCTGCTGCCTTTGATGCCGCCGCAATACCTTCTTGCGTATCAAGCGGGCATGGTGACCAATCTGTAGCGTGATTGCCACGCTCTAATTTAATGTCACGCACGAATAATGTAGCTGTCTGACCTGCAGTTTCCGCACCGTTGTTATCAAACCTAATACATGTTTTTTCCGCATAATCCGCTGTTGAATCCGCTGTAAACGTCCATGCTAGCAACTGCCAATCCGATGTAACATTAAATGTTTTAAATTGCGTTGCTTTCATTGCTTTGTCGAAGCAGAGAAAGTCGCAACTTTTTACGCCGTTGACCTGTTTAACGTATGCTGAAAGAGTATATTCTTCGCCATTTATAATAGTGCATTGCGCACCTGGGTATATATAGGCTTCCGATGTTGACGCGTCAATAGTAAATGTACGCTGCGTTGAATCGAAGCCCGAATAGTGCCACCCTTTTCCGTCGTCTGTGTGCTGTAGCAGGTTCGTACCGCCAACTTTTAGCCCATCGATCTGGTCTTTTGCCTTTTGAGCAAGCGTGTTATCCGTGTAGTCTGTAGCAAGCGTCCAGTCGCTCGCGAGGTATGACATTCCATCAGTTTTTGAGACTGCACATATACGTAAATCTTGCCCATTGCTCCACAGATCGCCTTTATCATACGGAGGATTTGGTTGCGCTGTGAAAACACGCCGTTTATGATCAGCTGTATCCTTTGCTAATGCCGCATCCGCAAGAGCCTTTGTGACATCAACATCCGTAATCCGCTGCCACGAATATACATTTTGTAGTACCTGGTAGCGGTAGGTATAGCCAGTATTGGTGTCATAGTACACATCGCCGAGATGCTTATTTTTCGTATCGGTGTCTGACCATGACGCCGCTGGCGCATTGGCGGAAGTTGGTGGCACGCTGAAAAACCATGTGCATATGCTTCCGTCGATCTGTCCTTGCATGTCAGTGAGTTGTGACGTAGTCTTGCTCGCGAAAGTGGACAGGTCGCTCGCTGTTTGCGTTGCTGTTTTCTGCGCGCAATCAGCGGTTTCTTTAGCCGTCGAGGCTGTAGTATTCGCATCATTTGCCGTCTTTGAGGCTTCCCCAGCCTGCTCCTTTGCGAGATTCGCCACGTCATTGTTTGTGTAGTCGGAGGCAAGCCCCCAGTCTGTCTTTTCGAATGGCATTTATGCCTCCTTCGCTGTTTTGCACACGTAAATATTCGTTCCGTCTGTCCACAGGTCGCCCACGTCGTACGGTGGCGTTGGTTCGCTCGTGAATACACGGCGCTTCGTGTTTGCTGCTTTAGCGGCTGCCTTAACTTCCACGCTAAGCGGTGCTACCGCCTCGACGGCTTGAGATGCTATCTCTCGTGTGTCTTTCTCGGCGTTAATGCTCTCTGAGTAGATTGTCGGTAAAGTCGCGCCGAGTGTATACTCGTCCTTCGTAGGATCATCGGAGATTGTGCGCTTCAAGCAGCGCATATACTTATCAAAATTGTTAGGCTTTGAGGTAACTCTCACAGAGTCGAGAAGCTCTATACTCTCTATTGAATTGTCGATCTTAGACAGGTCTACAGCCTTAACTGTCAAGCTATCTACTACGCTTGTACTGTCCTCTAGATCGTTGCAACATGCTCCTATAACTCCAGCTGTTGTTGCATCATCATACGAGCGATGATCTACAATCATCCCGAACTTTGCCGCTCCAGTTTGGCTTATGACCCTATCGCCTCGCTTAAAGCATTCTGGATGACCAGCTACGAGTCCGTCAGGATATGACTGAACATCTACTTTCTTCGCGTTGTCACCGCTAGCTTCTGGGATTATTACGGTTTTGATCTTCGTGTAGTCAGTCGATTTTGCATAGTCCAGTAGATTAATGCCAAACTCTATCCGCTGTTCAGTTGTACTTGCATTGACTAAAAAGTCGATCATACGCGTACCATCGAGCATATAGGTTTTCACGTAAGCGCTGAACGGCTTGAGAACCTTTTCCTTAAGCTCGCTTATAGTTGTAGGTGTCTGTGTCGATGAACGGACAATATTACATGCTGGCAGCTGGTTAATCCCAACCTTGAAACGCTGCGAGTACCCTACCTGGTCATTCGCCTGCTTGATAAGCCACTCAGCATAGTCTCTAAGCGTGCTTGGAGCGATGTTTACCCACTTGAGCTTACCGTCGCTGTCTGGGGCATCTGCGTACGTCCCGTAAGGAGACACTATGCTGTCGGCAAGATATGCGAGCTGCCCCTCACACTCAACTGCGTACACTGCTTTCATGTCCTGGTTCGGTTTAGTGATCCGCCCTCTAAACACCTCGCTGCCATCTTCGACCATGACTACTTCTGCATCAGTACTAAACGGACGCAGTTCTTTATAGAGTGGGTTTGTAGGAGGTATTGAGAACTTAAGCGTCCCCGCAGTGTTTGCCTCAAGAGATGCCGTAACGTCGTAGCACACGAGATCAGGATACCTTGTGTCATACATAAGCTCTCCGTTGTAAAAGAGCTGGATCATGCGACGCGCTCCCAGATGTAAACGGAGTAATATGGAGGGATGCTGCTTGCATCTTTTGTTTCGTGGTCGCTACCAGGGACGGAATCGCCATCGGTATAACGACAACCTTGTCCAGCTTTATAACAGTTATTATCATTAAACATAAGCGTCTGTGTATGATGATGCGTTGCTGCTCCGCCAGTAGTCCCAGCTGGATACTCGGCACTAGCACCGATTAAAAAGCGCCCCTGGATCTGATGCCATGTCCCACCGATAAAGTCGCCAGGATTAGTGCTTGCTGCGCTCATATAGATAGAGTGTATAGGCCATCTCTTGTCGAGGCTATCCATAGATCCCGCTATACCGTCTACAAGCTGCTTAAATGTGTCTGCAAGCGATGGTTTAGTTAATCCTAAATCAGATTTAGAACTCATAAATCCTCCCAATCATACGACATATAGCAGTCGTAGTCTTTGCCCTCGGGCTTGTGAGCAAGCTCGATGATTCTTGTATCTGCATACGATTGTATTGTCTCTGTCACATGCGATTCGATCGTGTCAGGCTCGACGATAGGCTTATCTCCTGCAGCTGCATCATAGAGACGTGGATACATAGCTGCTACCGATTCAATCGTCTGATCTGCATAATCATTAAGCGCATACGCAAAGTACTCTGGGTTAGTGTCGACAGTTATCTCACTGCTACCGCTTGAAAGCCATAGATCACGGAGCTTGTATGTGCCAGCTCGCAAGTTCCATGTTCGCCCGTCTTTTCCGATAATCGCATCGCGATAGACTTCTATCGTAGGACAAGCACGCTTTCGCCCACATGGCATGTCGAATGTGACGCCGCCGTTTCCGTTGAAGCGGTACGTTTGGGTACCTAGGCTCTTGTAAGGATCAGCTGTGACCTTGACAACAATCCTTGTCTTGCCGTTAAGCCGATCCGTGTATGAGCTGATCGCAAAACGCCCCGTGTAGGTATACCCATTGTCCCAGCCTAGCGAGAACTTCTTTCTACGCCCATGAAGCCAGTTGCTTATCTCAGTTTTCTTGCTTTCTGCGTCTCCAGACACGTCGAAGTCAAACTCCATAGCACGATCAGCATACGATATATCTCCTGCGTACTCTGAGAGGTCTATAGGCTGCCCTCCAGCTACCTTTACGATGTATGTGTTTACAGACGGAGGGTTAAGCTTCGGTACTTGAAGCATCCTCATACCATAGTCGTCTAGTGTTCCTCTGCCGTCTATATATAACTGAGCATCCATTTAAGCCCTTCTTTCTCTTGCTGCCATAGCCCCTAGGCTTATAGCCATGCTCCCTGAGATCGAGCTTGCCAGCTGCTCCCCATCGACATACACAGCTACGTTAAGCTCGCTCAATGCATCCTTTATAGCGTCTGTAAGATCAGCTCTGCTGATCGTCCCTCCAGCGCCACCAATGCTCTGTATAGCCTGTCCCATCAGCTCAGCAAACGGGTTCGCATTGCCCCCATGGAGAGGCACAACAGCCTCAGACCCAGCCTCACCTACGCCAATCACAGACGCGGAGTTAAAGATTCCGCCTGTTGCGTACCAGTCAATTCCAAACGATGGCGCAGAAGGAGGGTCTAGCGAGAACTCGCCGCTAATAGATATATGGGGTATGTTGATGTGTGGAAGCTGCATAACACATCCCGCGAAGAACCCGCTTATAGCGTCAAGTGCTCCGCTTACTACTTCCTTCGCACTGTCGAGAGGACCACGGATCGCATCAACAACAGCATTGAATGCATTAGAGGCTACTCCGCCTAATGCATTAAACGCTGTGCTTACAGCGTCGCCTATTGCGTTAGATATGCTTGTTACACAGTCAAGAGCTGCGTTAAACGCCGTTGAAACAGCATCGGTAACAGCGTTCCATGCTGCAGAAGTTGCAGATGACACTGCGTCCCACGCAGACGACACGGCAGACGATATTGAGCCCACAATAGGTACTACTACGCTTAGTACTGCTTGCATTGCGCTGTTCACGGCATTAGATACTGCGCTCCATGCCGCCATTGTCGCAGACGACACAGCGTTCCATGCCGACATGACCGTGTCTGCTATCCCTTGCAATATAGGCGCGAGAAAGCTAGCTATACCAGTTGCAGCCGCCTTCACAAGCGTCACTATAAGAATAATAGGTGGGGCGACGATGCTCAGAATGAAATTAAGCACTGTCACAATAACGTTTGTGACTACATTAAGACCGCCAGCTATTGCGTTCCCGACAGCGCTAACAGCCGCTTTGACAGGTGGGACTACGATATTAACAACCCCCTCGAACCATTGTTTAACTGCATTAAACGCTGTGCCTACAGCCGCAACTATCGCGTTCCATATTCCAATAACTGCGTTTCGGAAGCCTTCGTTTGTGTTCCATAACGTTATCAGCGCGGCAATGACAAGACCTACTATTGTTATTGCTATTCCAACTGGACCGAGGGCTGCTATAACTCCGCGTATACCGCTTGATATTGCCGTAAACACCATAGATATAACAGGCGATACTGCCTTAGCAACCGTGCTTATTGATGATATCGCAAAGCAGAACTGCCCGATCCCAATTACTACTGGACCGATGGCTGCTATAACAGCCGCGAAAGCAGCAACAGTAGTTTGTGTACCCGCGGGGAGGTCGGAGAACTTCTGAGCAAGATCTGAGATCTTATCACATGTTTGTTGTACTACTGGCGCGAGCGCATCACCGAGCTTCTGCTTTGCCGTGTCTATTGCACCGTTTGCCTGTTCGATCTTTCCAGCAGTACCTTCCATTTTAACTTGCGCCAAGTCTTGCGCTGATGTTGTATCGTCCGTAGCGTCGGTATATTTTGCAAGCCCATCAGCTCCACCCTCGTACATGAGCTTAGCTACACGAACAGCATCCGAGCCAAAGATTGTAGCCATCGCTGAATTGCGTTGTTCTTCGGACAAACCGCCGAACGCGGTTTTTAAATTGTCCGCAACTCCACCCGCACTTTTCATCGAGCCGTCTGCGTTATAGATGCTCACACCGTACTGATCCATAAGATCTTTTGCATTGCTTGATGGACTCTCAAGAGACATGAGCATCTGCTTAAGTGATGTACCCGCATCTGACCCATTGATGCCCGCATTTGCGAACATACCGAGCGCTCCAGTTGTTTCCTGCACACTCCACCCTGCATCTGCGCACATCGTGCCACATTGTGACATACCGATCGAAAGGTCTTTAACATCCGCCGTTGACTTGTTCGCAGCGAAGGCTAATGAGTTAGTTACTTGTCCCATGTCAGAAGCAGAAAGGTGAAAAACATTCATTGCGTTAGCTGCAACTGTGGAAGCATCGGCAAGCGGCATATCTCCAGCCGTCGCCAGCGTTACAGTTGCGTCTAACGCGCCGTTCATGATGTCGCTATTACTTATGCCAGCCTTAGAGAGCATAACCATAGCTTGAGCGGCTTCTCCAGAGGAGAAGTTCGTCGCGTTGCCAACGTCAGTGGCCTTCTGCTTTAACTGTTCCATCTCGTCGCCTGAAGCGCCAGACAATTGCTGTACTGTGAGCATGGACTGCTCGAAGTCAGCTGATGTCTCTACAGAACTCTTACCTATTGCTCTTAACGGATCAGTAATACCACTCTCCATTGACTGCCCTACAACAGTAGCAGCAGCACCTGCTATACCAAACTTCTCTGACATGCTCAGGGCTTTAGTCCCAGCTCCTGATGCACCGTCACCAGTCCCTTTTACTTTTGCTGTCGCCCCTTCAGCGCTAGAGCCGAGTCCCTCCATACCGCTAGTTTTTATCCCGTCGATTGACGAGTTTATTTCCGAAACGCCAGCTTGTACACCTGATGCGTCAAGGGTCGCTTTTATTGTTACTCCTGCCACTTGAGCTGCTCCTTTATCTGCGCCAACTCGTCCATTGATCTGTCATTACTAGACTGCACATCGTCCGTCTCAAGCGCATAGTATTCCTTACACTCGTCGAACGACTCTACTTCCTTCCTATTCCAGTCGGTTTCCTCAGGGCGTTCAGCAGTTCTGTAGTACAATGCCTGTCCCATAGGGGTTTCGTGTGGAGACATACCTATAAGCTCGCAGACCTCCATATAAGGGAGCGTTGTGTACTCATCACCAAGCCCGTACGCCATGCGCATGGTCGCCCTTATCCGTGCTGCGTCCTGCTCCCAGTCAATAACATGTTCAGCTCGCTCAGAACACCCTGATATATCCATGCAGAACGCATCATTCATTACGCATGTGAACGCTGCTCCAGCATCATCTCCGAATGCTCTCATGAATGCCTTAGGATCTGGAAACACCATCGCCATAACGATTGAAGTCTTCTCATCGTTGCTAAACATCTTGTCATGTGCCAGCTCATCTATGAGCATCGCGTTTTCCCAGTCATCTATAACGCGAACGTGGCGTCCCATAATTAAATGAGTACGCCACGTTCTCCCATCCTTTAGAGTCCCTTTAGACAAGGTCATTACTACCAGCCCGTAGGTACTTTTGCATCGCTTCGCTCTTGTACGCGCTTAGGTGCTTGGTGACTAAATCAGCCAGCGCCGTAACGAGCGGGACAAGTGAGGTGTTGCAATCCTTAGCACCAGCGCCAGACTTGTCTACGTACTCCAGAGCATCCTCATAGCACTCTTTGCCTGCAACTATAGTGACAAAGTCTTCTATAGCCTTAGCCGCGTTCTCAGGGCTTTCGCTCATTTTTCTCAACGGCTCTTGAATAGCTTCCATTGCGTCAGACATCTTGTGCAGCCCACCGTCTGTGAAGTCGATCGTGTACTCTTTAGCCCCTGGTTCGTCACTCCAGCGGATGGTTTCAACATTTTTAGCTAGCGAGATGTTCATATCGCGTACTCCTTAGTTCGTGCCAGATGTTAGGGCTTTAGCCGTGACCGTAATGTCAACCGATGCCTCAACAGTAGGTGCTACTACAGACTTAATGGTCACGCTGCACTTACCAACAGCAACACCCGTTACAAGTCCACTATCCGATACAGTAGCGACCTTCACATCACTAGATCCGTAGGCACAAGCCTCGGACGAAGTAGCAGGCATTACCTGAGGTTCGAGCTGCGATGTAGCACCAACAGCGACAGACATAGCCGTAGCCGTAATCGTCTCTGGCATATCGTCGCCGTTTGCTTCTGTAAGCTGCGGAGATCCTAGCGTGTTGATCGTGCACCCGAAAGAACCCTTCTCATTCGCCTTGCCCCCATTGTCGGTAATATCGGTTAGCGAAACGCGAGTAGTGAGCTTAGTACCGTCTGGGTAGATATGGCAGAAGTTAGTCTCGCGACCTTGCCCCTTGTCGAAGCGTTTACGCGCGATGTAGTCCTGGGCAGGATCGCCGAAGCGGCGATCACCCTTGACCTTGTAGGCGTGAGTCGCGCCCGTTACAGACGTTTCAGCATCGCCGCCGCCGTCGTAGTAGTAGTCGCTAGAGGTCTTATCCTTATCGGACGGCTCTACCGATGTAATACCAGATGCGAGACGCGCCCATGTAGGAACGTCATTCTCTGGCGTAAGGTCGATCATGTAAAGATTCGCATAACCGAGTGCATATCCAATGTCCATGTTGTTCTCCTAATTCGTTGTAATCTGTGCCGCCATGACGACGACGTAGGCATAGAAGCCTGTTTCTTCTAATTCGAGTTCCGACGGATCTGTGTATACATATCCACCGTCGAACTCATACGAGCCGTTATGACTCGGGAATACTTCGTGTTCTAGTTTCGTAGCGATGTCACAAACGATCTGCTTCGCCTCTTGCTGAGAACGACGACGTACGATGATCTGATACGGCTGCATAAGCTCACGGCGACCGTCCATGTAGACTTGAATCAACGATGCTTGCTCAGGGCTTATACAGATAGCTTCACGCCCTGTGAAGCTATCGAACCGCTTGAGGTAGGCATCCTTATACCCGAAGCCTCGAACTCTATCCTTAACGTTCTCTAATAGGTCGATCATTTGTTTAGCGCATCCTCTACTAACTTGCACCATTCATCCTGATGCTTGCTCTTAGCTGTTTCGAACCATGCCATCGTTGCTTTAGGATTCTTGTTGGTATGAACTCCGTGTATGTGACATGTCCCGTAGTAGACGAAGCTCGCGTATTTCGATGGCCATGTGATCGTGTCACCCTTGATCGTCATAGATCGCTGCAGCGAGCCTGTATCTACTGGACAGTATTCATTCGAGTCCTTCGCCACTCTCTCAGCGAGCTGCTGTTGCACAAGGTCGAGATTCGCAAACTGGCGGTCAATGTCGCCGAGGTTGCGCTCGACTGTCATGTGTACTCCACCAGCCATTACTCGACCTCGATCTCCCAGTGATGCACCGCACCGCTAAACTTGAGCGCGTGCACCTTGTGAGCTGTTACACAGTCTCCGCCATCAATCGAGAGGAGAGACCCTGCGGGGATGTCAAAAGCTCCTCGAGAGTTCACTCCATCAATGAACAGCACCCCTTTAGTTCCGTCGTCGTAGAGGTAGTTATGACCGCCATAGGTCGCTATAGATCCGTCATAGCGTACGTTCTCTATCGTCGTTGGTGTCTTCTCATACTCGCCGCCATACTCGCCGTCTACGGGCTTTCTTACAGCGACAGTGGAAGGTAGTAGCGATAACGGTATTTGTCTCATGCGAGACCACCAAACAACAGCCCCGTAGTAGCGAGTTCGTTAGCTGCGGCATCATACGAAACTTCCTTGAGCGTCCTGTTGTCTGCACCAAGACTCACAGCGCCGATCGTTATAGAACCACCGTCGCCATGAGTTGCTTGGGCATCACACACAGCACAGATGGCACGCTTGTAAGCGTCCTCCGTGCTGCTTGTGACCGAGTTAAGCCCAATGAGTGCAGAAACATACGCTGCAGCCTGCGGGAGCTGCGCATTGAACACAGCCTCCGCATTCTGTCCCTTATAGACACCTGAGTAGTATGTCCAGTCAGGCAACCTCATTAAGCGACAACAGCCTTGTTGGTGTAGATGCCTGCAACCTTGTTCTTAGGAACGATCGTACCGAATACCCAGCGATGCTGAGACAACCAGTTGTCGCCCTGAGTATGAGAGCCAGGAGCGAACATATAGGACACTGCACGCTTCGTGATGTAACGGATCGTAGTCTTCCCGCCGCTAATAACGGTGAAGTCTGCCCCGAGAAGTGCATCGGGAGTCTCGAACAGCTGGAAGCCATCATAAGAACCGATCGAATCGGTGATGGATGTCTCATTGCTGAACTGACGGTCTACAGCGTCCTCAAGGAGTGCGAGTGCCGCAGAGCTGATGTACAGTTCGCCGCCCATGAGGCCGGACTGCGTGAACTGAGAACGTGCCTTGCGGATCTCGTCCTTAATGTTTGCCGCAGTGAGCTGAGTAGCGCCTTTAGACTTCGCCTTAGCCGCAGCAATGGCGAAAAAGTCCTTATCGACTGCAGGTACAAAGATCGTACGTTCATACTGTGCAGCTGCTTGCGTGCTTCGAATAGAAGCAGTCTCGGCATCTTCCGCCGCGTCAACATGGAACACCGCCTGCTTGTCGTTAGCAAGAGTGTACGGGGTGTATGTAAGCGATACGTCGTTTGCCGTTTTGAACTCGTCGTAGTCGCTAAGTTTGTCGCTTGCGAATGCAATGTCTGGGACATTGACGGTCTTAGCGTTGATAAATTGCGCGTCTGTCTCTCCGTATCGTGCAGCGAAGGACGAGGTAGTGAGTACCTCGTCGAGTGCCTGAGCATAAGCCTCAGGGAATTCGTTTACTGTATCTGCCATTTTATTTCCTATTCCAGCCCTGCTGCTTTACGTGCCTTGTGCAGCGTTGCTTCTGTGTTCTGTGACGCCCCAACAGGCTTCAAGCCTGTAGAGCCTTTGACCGTGCCGAATAGGTAGGGCTTCTCATCCTTCAAGCCGTCAACGTCGCCGTTCTCGTCGAGTAGCTTCAAAGCCAGATCAACATCGACGCATCCCGCAGTTGCTAGCCGTGCAGAGTTGACACGTGCGAACTCAGCCTGTTTCTTTGCTTCGGTCGCTTGCTCGTTCATGTGCTCGATCTGCTCTTGCAGCTCCTTGACCTTAGTATCAGAGGCTTCTAGTCCTTTGATCTTGTCTTGCAGCTCTGAGAGTGCCTTCTGCTGGTCGTCTAGAGCCTTGCGAGCTTCGTCCCGCTGTTGGCGGTACTTTGCAGACGCCTTCTCGTCGTTAGGCTCGTGCTTTGGTTCTTCCTTCGGTTCTTCCGTTGGTTCTTCCTTCGGTTCTTCCGTTGGTTCTTCCTTCGGTTCTTCCGTTGGTTCTTCCTTCGGGTCTTTAGGATCTTCCATACCTATTCCTTCCTAGTGTTTAGTAGGCGCTTCTCTGCGCCGTGTAGGTGATGCTCTCGGCTGCATCCGCCGCGTGGCCTCTAGGCTGGTCACTCGCCGTCTATAATTTTCTGTTAGGTGTCACAATTTCAGGTATTGTTCGATGGTGTCTATTGCGTCCTCAGCACCCCAACAGATTTCAGACTTGTAGCCGTTGCGCGTGAGTAGTTCTTGCCAGTGCAGCTGGTTGTCTGTAGGCTTGCCAGTTCGGAACTTCATTTCGATATACAGCCCGTGGTACTTGCCTCTAGCTATAGGTAGGCATAGATCGGGCACGCCAGGCTTCACGCCTTGACGCTTCAAGTTGGCAGCTTCTCGCGAATCGCGCCGCCCGCCGTTTGGGATGTGGTATATAGGTATATGCTTCCAGTCGCAGTACTCCACGACTGTTCTCTGTTCTTGTGCTTCGCTCATAATAGTAATCGCCCTTTCGTCAAGGACGATCTTCGGCATGAAGTCACAAAAAAGCCGCCCCGAAGGACGGCTTGCATACAACTATTTAGTTTTATTTCTCTACGACTTCCAGAGCTTATAGCTATCTTTTACACGCTGAGGGCAATCGCTAGTGAACTCGATTTTCCCATTACCTAAGTTTCGCCAAAATTCTTTATGCCTGAGCCAATATACTCCTTCTCTAACTTCTGCGGAGCATGTCATCGCATGCCCATCAGATCTTTCATGAACGCCGTTGCAAACTTGTTGTTGGTCTTTCCGAACCATGCTGAAAACACCTCCGATATAATTTCTTGCCCGTTTCTAAACCTAGAAGCGTATCCCGATAAATTGTTATAGAGGTACTCTGAAACTATCCCCTCATCTTTCGACCCAATTATAGCACGCGCAATCCTCAAAGGGCTAATATGGTTGTACGATGCGTAAGCATGACCTAGTTCGTGATACACAATGCTTTCGATCGAAGTACCTTGTACGAACCATCTATTATCTACATACTTTGCATATTCTCTCTCAAGTGCTCCCATATCCCTTATCGACTCCTCGTTTACGTTTACTATATGCTTAACGCCTCTTGGAGTTTCGGCGAAGTCGTCATTTCCCATGGCAACTGATCTAAGCGTTAATGGTTTCTTATCAGTTCCGAACAGTTCAGGGAATCGTGTTGCCGCCTTGTTCATAGCTGTAACGTACCGTTTCACGACTCTCGGATCTGCGTCTGAATTCTTTATACCCGACAGTTTGACACCCTTTGACTCGGCAAAGCTCCTAAGCTCTTTATATGCCTCGTCTGTCATTGCCTCGCCACGCTCTGGCCATGTCGTATCCTGCTTAACCGACATCTTGCGCGACTCTTGAACGCTATTGCTCTTAACTCGAACAGTAGTTTTCTGCTTGAAACTCGCTTTCTCACGCCACCTATCCCTATAGAGGATCTTCGGATTATCGGCGGTTAGACCTCTTAAGCTCGCTTGCTTCGCGCGTATCTTGACGGTTATCTCGTGCGTGCTGCAGCCTGCAGCCTCAAGCATTCCTTTCTTGCGTTTCATGTGCCGTATGTCGTTCTCATAGCGGCGCTGTGTCTGCTTGAGGTTGTATGCCTCCTCGTTCGTGTACCCAGTGCCTGCAAGAGGGTTCTTATGCCAACGTCTAGGCATTCCTTCGCGATACAAGCCCATAGTGTGCTTGCAGTTGTATCCACCGTATCCAGTAACAAGGTTGCCATAATTGCATGCCGACCAGAACAGCCTATATCCCCGCGTCTCGCCTGTAATGCTGTATACCTCGCCCTGCCATGCTGCGTGAGATGGACGAGCGCCCCCGTGTGCAGATACCTCAATTAGATCATTGTGAGTCTCTGCTGCTATCTGCAGCGTTTCGTCAGTCATCTTGTTGTATGCGAAGTCCTGCACTTGTCTACGAACTCCCACGTCAACAGGTACTTTTATAGTTGTACCGTCGCTCTTTTGATAGGTGTAGGCAGTAAGTCCCTCATCCGCCATATTAGAGACGGCGTTCTCGGTAGCCTCTGTAATGGTAGTCGCGCCTGCTCGTGTAGACACAGAAGCCTTGTACGCCTCACGCTCATACAGACTCTTGCAGCTCGTCCCCATGTTTCGGACGATGTTATCCGCCTGAGGCTCTTTATCTTTGTAGGCTTGATCCGCCTCAGCCGTTGCCTTAGCTGTTTTTCCTGCGGTATAAGCTGCAGGGGCATCGACACGTTCGCATTGATCCGCCACGTTTGACTCAAGCATCCCGTGTAGCTCTTTGTTCATCGCACCGAGGATATCTTGCTTTCTATCAGCCGTTAAGCTGTTTAGCTTGCGTTGTAGATCAACAGTTGATCCCGCGATGTTGCCAGATGCTACAGCTCCAGCCATAAGCGCAGCTGCAGCAATGAGCATAGCATCCTCGAGCTGCTTAGCTTCGTCCTCTGTGCCGCCGTCTACGTCATCGGGAGTATCCATTAGTCACCCAATGGTAGAGCTGTGGTAGTCCCTGGTACGTGCGCCTTAGCCGTCTCCTCGTCCTCGCCGTACCACTTCATGCGGTATTCCCATGTATTCATCGTGACATTCAACTCCGCCATGTCCTGAGCCTTCTCGGCGGCTGTGTCTTGGATGATGGAGTCATCGAATGTCACATGTACATCGCCCTCGTCGGGGAGCTGTTCGCCTGCGAACTCCCGCTCAAGCGCAAGAAGCGCGTGCATGATCTGGACTATAGAGTCCTCGAGAGCGTTCTCATGCTTACGGATGTTCCTCATGAGTGCGCTGTTGTCACTGCTTACCTCTGTAGCAGTCCTTAAGCCTCCAGAAGCGTTTACGTTGAAGTACTGCAGCCCGAAGCCTGTGAGATCTCCTAGCGTCTGCCACGCCATGCGATAAGCGTCAAGCATTGCGCTTGTACGTAGCGTCGGGGAGAATGATTCGATCTTGTTGTCTGTGCTGTTCACCTTGCGAAAGATGACGTTGTCACGTCCGAATGGGATTGCTCGCCTTTGGTCTGTGCCGTCATAATCAATATCCACCATACTGTCAGGTATAAAGATACGGAGCTTGCCGAGATCCACCTCGTTAAAGATGGCATCATAAGCCATGTCTACACTATGCAGCGCGTCTACTGCATCTGCATAGATCGACTGCCCATAAGGGGACAAGTCTACACAGTCATTACCTACTGCAGGCTTAACTAGCGCAAACGTAGGGTAGGGGCAATGTGTCTCTAGTCGCTCCACGATCGACTCATCTGTATAAGGCTTACCGTCTGTAGTCCAGCACTTCGTAACGATGTCATACCCACTGTTACCTAGTACGTGCATCTGGATCTGGTCTATGATGACACCACTTTTGACAGCTCGCGACACGAACGCACACTCGCTCACGCCCTCAATGTCCCATGACAGAGGCACGATCATACGCGCATCGTATGGACGCAGCTTGATGTCTACTGGTGCTCCTGTGCCTTGCATACTCACGAACGCCGCCCATGCTCCAGTACCTAGGCAGAAAGATTTACGTACAAGCTCCTGACCTATTGCCTTGAACCGATTCTGGTCGATCCAGCTGTTAACCCACTCAGTAGAAGCCTCATCATCAGTGACTACCTGAGTCTTGTCATTCAGCAACAGAGAAGCCCACTCACGACCTACTCGTGCTGCAGGATGGATAGAGCGGCGATGTATGCGTCGTGCTACTCCGTCCAGTACGTCGTCGTAGTCATAGAAGCTACCTCGTGCGTTCATAGCCAGATGCCACAGCTGGATATACTGCGACATTGCGTTATAAGCGTTGTCGTAGCCGCACTCCTTTAGGTATGTGCTCACATATGTTGGTATCGTGTATTCTTGATCCATCATCTTCCCCTTATGGCGAGTTCCATTGTTGCGTATCTCACAGCGTCGATGCTGTGGTCGTTGCCGTCGTTATAGTCGTCAATCCAGTTGCCCTGGCGATCTTTCGCATACTCACACAACGCGAACTCCTCGTACGTAAGCGGGCATCGCTTCGGATCTATAACGATCTCTCTCAGTCCTGCAAGCCACTGGTAGGACACATATCGCATGTTGCCTTTACGTGCTGGACGTGCATTGACCCCACATGAACGACGGTACGTTGCAATAGATGTGTTGTCGGCGGCATCACACCACACAGTCTCTCTGTGGTAGGTAGGTACGCTGTTCTGCACATCTGTGTACGTCAGTGCTTCTTTGATTATGTTCCCCGTGTCACTAGCGATCTTCTTGTTCGCAGACCGCTCGTCGTAGATAATGAGCCGCCGCTCTGCAGGTTGCCATTCTGTACGCACGAAACGCCACGGATCAGGGAACCAGCCGAAGTCGCAGCCATTGAGATGGTGGTCGTATGTCTCTATCTCTTCATCGCTGATGCTTCTACTAGTGAGGTTTTCGAATACCGAGCCGCCTGTACCGGTGATCTCTCCTAGGTACTCCCACTTATACTGGCGCGGGTTGGTGCCTCTGATGTGCTCTGCTTCGTCTATGAACGGCTTGCCTAACCACGCCAGATGATCGTCTACAACATCGAGATATGACGAATGAGACGTTATAGCATCGTCCCTCTGCTTCATTGCTAGAGCTTCCTTGTTTACCCAGCTCCAGAGCGTTCTCGGTGGGTTATACGAGTAGAAGATCCAGAACTTGTCACCGCCACGCATGAACGATTTGAGTATCGTACCGATGTCTTGCTGCTCGAACTGGTCTAGTTCCTCGAACCAGACAACGGAGAAGTATCCATGTTCTAAGGCTGTACTCTTGAGCTTCTCGGGCTTATCTGCTCCACGAAACACGATCTTTTGCCCAGTAGGCAAGTAGGTAATCTCTAGTGGCGATAAGCTGCATTTGAAGTATCCGCTAACTCCTAGTGCCGAGATAGCCCATCGCATCTGTGAATAGACGCTGTCCCTCAACGTGTTCGCTACCTTGCGGATAATAACAGCATTCGAGAATGGGAACTTGATTATAAGCAGTACGATAGCGATCGAGATGAAGCTCGACTTTGTAGAGCCTCGACCACCATCGAGCCAGTAGTGAGTAGCTGTGTGATCTCGTATAGCTCTCCACATAGGGAAGAACGCGCTTATCATCAGTGTTGATAGTTTAATCTTCATCAGCGCCGCCTATGTCATCTACAATGACAGGCTTGTCTTCTGAAGCGGTAGTTTCGTCGACGCCACACATCTTATTTAGGCGGTCGTTGCTTTCGAGGATGCCTTTGAGCACATCTTGAGGGATGTATGCCGTCTTTCCTTTTGAAGCTCGCAGCCGCTCTATAGCATCGTTGTAAACCTCCATAAGCCCTTTGATAGATCGCTCTCGCGTCCACTGAGCATGTTCTGTAGCTTTACGACGACCTTCACGCACTAGCGGGGCTACTACGGGGTTCTTGAGTAAACGACCCGCCTCAGTCGATATGTTATGTGCATTCATCCGTGTACATGAGTACACAGCTTTGTACGCCTCACCAGGGTTTACACCAGCGATGACGGCATCGGCGAATGCTTTCTGTTTCGATGTAGGATGCTTTCTCATACATATATTTTCGGTGTCTTGTCACATAAAAAAGCCTCCCCGTAGGGAGGCAGTTACTATTCTTTCTCTTGCCCTTTCACTCTACTCCAGCACCGCTCACACCATCCTATACAGGACTGATCGCAGTGCTTACACTCTGCATTCAACATACGGATAATCCGAGGCGTAAACGTCTTAGGTAGCTTCATGCCACATCCACATACACGTAGGTCTACTCATCATCGTCAATGCCTGCCAATCTGTGGTAATGGCGTAAGGCTTTATACATCTCTTCGACTAGCGGATACCTAACATAGTAATAATCGCCGTTGTGATCTCTCCTCCGCTCGTACTCATCCCTGTTGTATGAAAGCCTTATACGTAAGGCTTCGAGGTATAGTTCATCAGGCGTTATGTGACCCGCTGCTAAATATTTACGCATCATCCCGTACCACCTTTGCACCGCAATGAGGACAATACCTAGGTGCATAGCAATATTCGTCGCGCAAGTCGTAATATCCCTCAGCTTCAGGATAGAATCGCCTTACGACACCTTCGAACCCGCACTTATCACATGTGATGGCGTCCTCGTCGGCAAGCCCTGCTAGGTCGGTCTCAAGCGTAAAATGCGTGCTTAGATCGACTAAACGCGACGGCTTTTTGCTCCAATAGCACTTGCTTGCACCGCAGTTCGGGCAATGTTTACTTGTCCTATTCATCACTCCACCCCCGCTAGACTCTTTGCACGGTCTAGCACTGAGCGTGCTATTTTATAATGCCGTCCATTTTCAAGGTTGAATTTAGCAGTATTCATATTGTTAACGTCATCTTCCAGTTTTTGCCAACTATCAGCAGGCTTGACATAATCCTCTTTTAGCCAGCATCTCAAGCAGGAGTAGCAGTCGGCGACGTAGCTAAGCTGACACGATTTGTGCTTCTCGCTGTATCCGAACAACTTGCATGGCATTTTACCTTTGTATATTTCTAAGACATCCTCTTCTGTAAGATTTTGCTTCAACCATTCAAAGTTAGTCATTTCTGCTCCGCCTTTTTGTGCTCATCGTTTAGCCACCGCAGGACTGCCATGCTTTTAACTTTGCTTTCCAATGCAAGGTTAATGTTCAGAAAAGCGATTATGGTAGCTTGCACTTCCTCAAAGCTTGCTTCTCGCTTTATCCACTCGAAGTTCGTGAGGCTAGCACTTTGTGATTCTGCTAGATGTTTGCTAGCGATTTGCTTAATGTTCATCTACTTCCTCCTAGGTACTGCGAGTGCCACTAGCGTTCCTATAATTACCGCTGAAAGAAAAACAGCTGCCTCACTCACTCAAAGCACTCCTTCGCTCTTTCTATGTCGTAGGTACGTACGAACTCCTCGGTGTCGCTGCAATACCCTGTGTCCTTGTCCCACGGGCATACTAAGCAGTACTCACAGCATCCACAATTAAGCTCTCCCTCGTCGATCATGTCCTCTAGGGCTTCCTGCTGCCTAGCACAATGACGATCATAGGCATCCGCTCCCTGTATCTCCATCATTTTTTACCTCCAAAAATAATAGGATCTGGCGTTGTCTTAATACGCTTCCAACCAGGCATTTCTAGCGCGTCCTGGTACTTCGTTGGATGATCCGTCTCCAAATATTCCCAGCCGTCATTCCATCGAAAATGTAGTCTGTGGTCGTGAGCCGCTCCATGATGACCACTAGCGCCACCTCCTCCGCATAAAACGATGGTAGGTATACGCTTCTCCACCTGGTGCGGTAGACCACCGCAGCCCTTCTGTATTACGTGATGATGATTAGTTGCATGACGGTGACATATTGCGCAAACGTTCCCGCCTATAGACGGCTTATCCAGCATAGGTTTTTGCAATAAATTCATCGTGCACCAGCATTCGAATATTCGCGATTGATCTGGTCATTTATGAGTCGTGCCCTGATCTTCGCGAGGTAGATTGTCTCTTTCGTAGCGTCATAGAGGCTATCGCTGCAGTCACGTTTTACTTTCAGAGCCGCCACGTTCTCATCCCCGCGGCAGATGTCGGACATGATCGAAACGGGCGTATGATTCTCTGATCGCTCGTATAGCTCCTTTTTCGCAAGCGCCACACGATAATCTCTCTCAGATTCCGCCTTGTCGCTACCACGCTGAGCAAGCTCCCTAGTAGCCTTTTCTGCTAGGTCGAGCTGATTCTCTAGCGACTCGTATAGGTCTAGTGCGTCTGTCATACCGACCGCCTCATATCCTTACCGTCAAACCGTAAAAACGTGTTCCCACGTGCGGATATGCGTGAGCTGAATGCACCAGCCGTCTCTGCATCCGTTCCGCGCTCGATCTTCCTGTATAGCTCGGCAAGGCTGTAATTCGTGGTGATGATAGTCGGCTTGCGATTCGCATATCGAAAGTCGAGGATGTCAAACAGCTTTTCACATCCCCACTCCGTCTCTTTTTCTTTGCCGTAGTCATCCAACACGAGCAGCGATGTGTTTCTCATCATGGATTGAAGTTCTCTCGCGCCATTTGCGCCCATATTTTCCTTTAAGGTTGATAAGTACCCCGCAGCAGTGATAAACCTACCTAGACGGTGCGCTAGCGCGTCTCTAAGGATGCAACATGCCGTTGATGTCTTACCCGTTCCAGCATTTCCTGCCAATATGAGCCATCCGCCGTGGTACGTGTGCCCGTCAAAGCTCGCAATAAGCGCATCACGGTACGCAGCTGCTCGGTTGTCGAAGTGGTGCTCATTGAGATAGCGTGTTGGCATCCCTGAGAGCCTAAGCCGCTCAGAAAACTCCGCTGTAAGGTGGTTCTGATTCATCTGATTCTCCTTTCGCATTGAGATACCCTTCAAACTTCGTACCGAATAGCGTCTCCGGACGTATGTACCGTTCCATGTGCGGATCGCTAAGCCATTCCTTGCACTGAGAGTCAATAACAGTCTTGAAGTCGTCGGGCTTGTACCCGTCATGAACCCTTGCGGCGATAAGGCGCTGGGTAACGGAGCTAGTGTGCTTGAAGTGTTTGCCGCTCTTGGCATTGAGGTAGTCGACTACTGCGTCGCTACAGTCGGGCTTGCCCGACAATGGTTCTAAAGGTCTTAAGGGTTTACTACTACTACTCTTAACCATAACCCTAACCATAGCTAGGCTTTTGCTAGGGCGTTTGCTAGCCGTTTGCTTGGCTTCTGCTAGCGTTTTGCTAGAGCTTTGCTTGGAGTTTGCTAGAGCTTTGCTAGCCGTTTGCTTGGCTTCTGCTAGGTTTCTAGCCTTTGCCTTTCCTCCTGCAGCCCCTGCCTCTGCCTTTACTTTCTGCTTATCTAAACTCGGCTTTATAGCGACAAAAACAGCCTTAGAAGCTCCGCTTATATCAGGCTCTTTACCATACGTTAAGTACTCAAGCAGGGCGGTATAGTAGTTCTTCTTATCGTCGTCGTTAAGCTCTTGACCTGCGTCAACGTATGACTTAAACACGATCATCAACTAAACACCTCCCTGAACATTCGTAAAAAACCTTAGACGGTAGGGGCGATCCCCAAAGCGTCACATTTATAGCGAAAAGTTTCTGCGCGCTTACGGTCGTTTGACCGTTCTCGATTGTGTACATGTTCATGTACGAGATGACTACTCGCGTACTGCTGTAGATCTCTCGGCAGAAGCTCGCCGCGCTAGTGAAGCCCATTGAGTAGCGAGCTTCACGCACTATGTCACCGTACAAACGCCAGTTAAATCTATTTAGATCAACCATTTCGACCGCCACTAGAAGGGAATATCAGCGTCATAAAGCTGTGCTGGTACTTGCGTGCTCTGAGGTTGCGCATAAGGCTGCGCAGGTTGTGTCTGAGGCTGCACACGTTGTGCTTGTGGAGCTTGTCCACTGTTCTGCATGAGAACTACCTCGGAGACATTTACGTCGAGCTTCGACCGCTTCTGCCCGTCCTTCTCCCACTGCGACCAATGAAGCCGCCCTTCTATACATACACGCATACCTTTAGCTAGAATGTTCTGTAGACTCGTTGCACGATTCCCGAAGATTGTGCAGTCGACGTAGTTCGGACGGTCTTCCCATTCGCCCGTCTGGTTGTTCTTGACACGGTCGTTTACCGCAACGCCTATTTTCAAAATGCTAGTGCCACTCTGAGTGGTGTACAGTTCAGGGTCGCGCGTTAAGTTTCCGCTGATGATTACCTTATTTATTGCCATTAGAAAGTCTCCGATTCTTCGGTCTGATATTGTTCTGGTTCTGGGCTAGGTAGCTCCTGAGTAGGCTCTGCTTGTGTGCCCTCAGTAGGTTCAGACACAACCTCAACCGATGGAGCTGCTTCGTGCTCAGGCATCTCCGCACGATCGTAGACTCCTCCGAATTGTCCGGGGTATGCCTCACGAATAGCCTGAACTAGTGCAACCTTGCGGATCATCGTCGCAGGCTTGCCACCACGGCTCGTGTCACGCCACATTGAGCGCCCAGTTGAGTATTCATTGAGCGAAACAACGGCTTCTGATGGATGTGAGCGGTTCTTGCTGTACACCTTTGCCCATCCACCTATGAGCTTCTCGGTAGACGTACCAACTAGCGCACCCGTTCGGTACTCCATTTCTCCGCTTCTGCTCAGGACGACAACGCCAGCCTCGTATCCGTCGAAGTCACTCTGAGAAGTTGCTGTTCGTATAAAGTAGTCCTTCGAGACGATCACGCTTGCTGTTTTGTTGCCATTAGCTCCCTGGAAAACGGTCATGTAGGCATCACCTGCCAACGGGTTCAGCCCTCTAGCCTGGCATTTTGCCATAAAGGCGAATATGTCCTTATCGTCGGCATCTGAGTTACCGCTTACGATGAATTTCGCAACGATCGACGGCGATAGCTTAACTTGCATCCCGTCGGCTGCCTTGTATGTAACGATCCCTGTCTCACTCATTTAGTTTTCCTCCTTAGCCTGAATACTGATAGTTCCGTGTATTCCGCAGCTCTTAAAGAACGCTATGAGCTGCTTTTTCTGATCAGCATTAAGAGAGACACAGATCACGTAGTCGGTATGCTCTGGTGGTGTATATGGAGCACATGGGATGTCTGCCTGAGGTTCTTCCTGCTCTACCTGAGGTTCTTCCTGTGGAGCGTCTACTTGCGCGTGAAGCTCGTCGATGCGTGCCTGCTCTGCTTCACGATCCGCCTCTAATTTGAGAGCAGCTGAGGCATCCAACGTGCGAAAGAACTCTGCTTCTGCCTCTGTATAGAACGGCATTTTTTCCTTGTTACGCTTGAGCTGTTCCCAGTCATCGGCGATCTTGTCTACCTTTGCGTACAGCTCATCGCATGCCTTTTTCCCGCTGAATGATTTATTGAGCCATTGCGCCTCGAGTAGTCGTTCAAAAGGGACTACTGGCACTAAGAACGGAGCGTAGTCGGTGTAGCTGTTCTCGAGTCCCTGACGCTTAAGTTCCTTACGGTTGTCTTCAATCTCCGTTGCTACTGCGCTAAGCTGCTCAGACGCTTCACGAGCAGGGATAAGTAGCTCCTTAACCTTGTCTTCGAACTCCTTGAGAGGAGCGTTGTACGTCTTTTTGATAGCCTTTCGACCATCTTCAACGCTCTTGATGATGTGGTTCACATCTGCTCGGCACGCCTTAACATCCTTTTCGTGCATCTTCGCAAGGGCTGCGTCGTCCATGTCCTGATACGGCTCGAGCAGCTCGTCGAGCTTGTCTTTCATTGCATCGAAGTCTGCTGTGATCTCAGCTGGTTTCACGCTCTTGATAAATGAGATCTCGTTCTTCTTGTCCATCTCGCTAGCTCCTTAAATTGAGTACTTATTTACGAAGTAAAGTTGCCCTTTACCAGTGACTTTTGGTGTTCTGTTGATAGTCACATGACCGTCTGAATGTTGAATTGAGGTTTCCTTAATGCGGAAAAGTTTCAAGTCCATAGCCTTTTGCGTTGGTACGTTGTAATTGCTTCCAGAAGTACCTAGAAAGCCGTCATTACGAAGCATCGAGAACAGGCGGTTTTGCCCAACGTTCACGCCGTTTTGCTTGAGGATCTTTGCAAGCTCACCGACAAGGCATGTACCGTCTGAGGCTGCTACTGCATCGGCAAAGAGTGCCTTAGGCTGCTGTTGCTCGATGATCTTGTCCTTACGCTCGATAGCGTCCTTTGCAATGAGTAGAGCACGCGCCATAGTTTGCTCGGGAGTTTCCTGCGTATCGCTCACCATGTAGCCGCCACGACGGCGGATTGACGGCAGTACCTCATCGAATACCCACGACTCGAACCGCTGAGCCGTCGGTAGCTTGCTAGAAGCAATGAGTCGGTATACATTACCCTCGGTTATGAAGCCAACACGTTGCACCCCGCCCGCTGTTGAAAGGGGGTAGCGATTCGCGACCCCCTTGCAATGCTTGGCAATTGCGTCGTTGGTATTCCGATACCCGAGAGCGTTTGCAACGTCTTTTGCACAGAAAAGTGTCTTGCCTTCTTCTTCTACTGTGTGCAATTCTCCGAACTGTGCGTTACTGAATGACTGAATAGTGTTCATGTTCCTTCTCCTTAGTAAGTAATTACGACTAGAAAAAATGCGATTGCTGAGATGCTGCTTATTAGTGCGAATACCGTCCATTCGGTTTGTGATGCCTCATTTATTGATGTAGACGAAAACTTTTTGAGCGCCTGAACTGCGTTTTGACATGCTGAGTGACATCTCGACATAACAAACACAACAGGTCTAGAGCTTTGAACGAAGGCGTGATGCTGCCTTCCGTGCTTGGTCATACTCATGCTTAGCGGTGACGTACTCATGACTACTCGTGTCCTCCTTAAGTTGCTGTTCGAGCTTGCTTACCAGCTCGCGTTGTTTCTGCGCTAGATACCGTTCGTTACATACCGTGCATAAGCCGCTAGGCTTGAGCTTTCGAACCTTTCGCCCGCAGCTCGGGCAGATCTCGTACTTAATGAGTGGTGCGCCGATCCTGTAGGCGTGGCGCTTAGTGCTCTCGACGCTCCGAAGAACTCCAGTACGACGAAAGATCATCTTTCGGCACTCCTCAGCGCCTAAGTTCCCGTACTCTTGTAGAATCTGTTCCTGCTCGAAAGTCCAGTTCATACGCTCAACGGCTCTTTCGTTTCTTCGTCGTACCAAACCACGAAGTCAGACCAGCGGATCTTGATCGCTGGGCGCTTGAAACCACACTCGACATGTGGAAGTCGGTGATTCGACGCTGCCCTGTGGCACGCAGCCCGTAGGTACTCCTCACTGATCGTTCGCCCCGTCATGCGGCTTATAGCCCGTATGGTCATCGGCTTTTCAAAATCTCCCACTACATCCTCCTACCAAACGTAAGTTTAACTTATAGTCATTAGGCAAAAAAATTCATAATGTACTTGCGCAATGCAGGGCGTTCCTTCGCATCTATCGCGTTGTACCATTTGCACAACTGATCTAGCCTCATGCGCTCTGGATTAGCTTCGAACCTTATGATCGTAGGCACAGAGTAGCCGATACGTTTTCCCATATCAGACTGCCTTAGTACACTTCCGCATCGCGTTTGTTGTAATACGTTCTTTGGTTTTGTCATTTCATCGCACCTCCTGTTTCTCGGTAGTTCGATTATAAACTAAACTTACAGTAGAAGTAAAGCGTTATTTAGTTTTAATTTATGTTTACTTTATTTCTTAAACTTATAAGCTATTTATAGCGAAAGGGAGAACATGGACTCTTTTAGTAGAAACATTAAAAAGATACGTGAGGATCACGGGCTTACACAGCAAGAGTTCGCCGATTCTGTCGGTGTTACTAGCACTACTGTATCGAGCTGGGAAACACGCAATAAGAAACCTCGTGGAACTGAAACGCTTAAGGCAATATGTGATGCTTATAGAGTCACAGAGTCGGATCTATTCGGCTTCTCTGATGGGTACTACGCGAAAAGTACGGGTGCTCATATTCTGCAAGGCGCAAAGCAAGTTATGTCAGATGCTACCGCTTACGCTCCATTAGTAGGGCGTGTACATGCAGGCACGGCTCAAGAGCCTGACATACTCGACGAACAAATACCCGTACCTTCTACTGTTTATGCTCACTATCCCGACATGTATGTTCTTGAGGTAGAGGGCAACTGCATGGATAAGGTTTACCCCGAGGGCTGCCACATAGGGATAAGTCCATCAAAAGCGCCCTCTAACGGATCTATTGCCGTTGTAATGATCGACGGCAACGACGCTATCATACGCCGCCTGTACCGTGGTAACGGCACGTTTATGCTTGTGTGCGACTCGTATGAATCTGATTATGACGATATAGTACTTGCAGACATTGATAACCACGATGTGACATTTTGCGGTTGCGTCGTCTGGTTTCAAGCAGCGAAAGAACTCGATTAAAGGGGAAGAACTATGCCGTTTCATTCAAAGGAAAAAGTAGACAAGAAAGCAGTTAAAGCGGAACAGAAGGCACAGGAGAAAGCCGCTAAGGCAGCAGCTCGCGCCGAGATTATGGCACTTGATCTTGATGCTGATAGCGTCCAACAAATGCGATCACAGAATGTTGCCGACATATCAGACAACATATCTAGCTTTATGTCATCAAATACTTATATAGCTGGTCGTATGTTGTCTGTAGGAGGCGGCAAAGACTCAGCGTTTACCACCTCCGCTGTGAACGACTTGTCTAAGCTCATGCGCGTGACTATTCGACAGAATGAGCAGATTATACGTTTGCTTGAGTCGATGCAGCATGTTTAAGCTGTTTGGTAAACATAGAGAGCCTGATGAACACAAGCAAGAGACATCTACTAAGTACGTTATAGCCGATGTAGATGCTACTGAACCGTGCGGTTTCTGCTTTTCAGACGTGTATATGAGGCTCTCCAGCAATTATGACACTAGCACAGGCGAGGTCTCAAGCTCTCAGGAGATGGTGCTCACCACTGGCGAGAACTATGTCCATGTGCTGAGTAGTCTCACGTGTCTAGGTAACCTACTGCGCTCAGTCTCTCCAGACTTTCCCGACCTTATCGACGACTATATGGCGATCATACGCCCGTACGATCCTAACATTCGACCTAGCGACCAGGTAAATATACCTATGCTACATGTACAAGAGCCGACGAAGTCAGGCAATCCGCGCAAGTGTCCCGTACTGCTTACGCTTTTAGCTGCTCCTGCCTTCATCGGGCAGCAAAGCGAGAACATGCTCGTTGTAAGTGCTGGATACTTGCCATCTGGAGACTTAGGCAGCGGGAAGATTACCATTACCGAGGACGGCGTAAGGTACTCTGCAACGTTTAATACCTCAGATGATGGACTCTACATTAAGCAGATCGAAAAAGGGAACAGCTCGTCAGAGCGAATGACTCCTATATATAGGTGCGCGTGATGGCGCGATCAGCCGTCGGGAGTGTGCGCCCTTACAAAGATGGTTATAGAGTAGTTATTGAGGGGCAACGCGACCCTATAACAGGGAAGAGAAACCGCCCGTCTAAGGTTGTACGAGGATCTAAGAAACAAGCCGAACGGGTAAAGGCTGATCTAATACTAAAAGCTGGCGGTGATGTCGAGTCGTCTATGACCGTTAAAGAATACGGTGACACACTATATCTTCCAGTAAAAGTTAACGAGCTTAAAAGATCCTCGTTTGCAGAATATAAACGACGACTTAACACATATATATACCCATACCTAGGCAATATACAGCTTAAAGACCTACGAGTTTCGACTATAAAGAGCTGGTTAGCATCACTCGATAAGCCTACCGTACGTCGTGAATCGTACAAGATGCTTGAGAGAATGCTCACGTCTGCAGTATACGACGATCACCTGATAGCAAACCCTTGTGAGCGCATTAAAACGCCTCGTGTGCCTCACTACGAGCCTGATACACTCGATATATACGACATTGCAGTATATCTATACTTCTTTCGCGGATCATCCGTTGAAGCCGCTGTATTACTTGCTATCGGCTGCGGTATGCGTCGCGGCGAGATATGTGGTCTTGACGCTGAGGACATCAATATAAAGACTGGGCTTGTCTCAATATCCAAAACGTACCTTTGCATAGCTGGAAAATGTAGGGAAGATACCCCAAAAAGCGAGTCTGGATACCGTGAGTTGCATCTCCCGAAGATCCTCCTTGAACGTCTCGTTGAGATTATGCCGTTGTCAGGGCATATACTCAGAGGAAAGGACGGAGTATGCAGAATGAACCCATCCGCTGTTACTCATACATACGAGCGTACTGTTGCACGTATGCCAGATGAAGTACCAAGAATATCACTTAAGAACTTACGGCACTCGTCGTTAACGCTTGCCTATGATGAATCTGATGATCTCCTAGGCGTAAAGGACAGAGCAGGACACTCTAACGAATCTATAACATCGCGCTACTATGTACGCACTAAAGGGACTCACGATGCAGCAATAACTAAGCAAATTGATAATGCGCTTTCGCGTGTTGCAAAATGTGCCAAACAAAATAGGTTAAAAACGATAAAGGTGTACTCTGACAGTGTGAAAAATTTCTAAATGCCTGGTCAGGGCACTGTTTATGTGTTTACGAATAGTTAGATCAATTATATATGCAATCTCTCAAGGCGGAGATCACCAGTTCGAATCTGGTACGGGCTACCAAAATTTATGCAGGTCAGAGGCTAAAAGCTGATGACCTGCTTTCTTTTTGCCTATGCTCAAATGTAACAAAATGTGACTAACAAAAAAGCCGCCCCAAAGGGCGGCTTACATACAACTAATTAGTTTTACTTCTCTACGACTTCCAAAGCTTATAGCTATCTTTTACCCGTTGGGGGCAATCGCTAGTGAACTCAACCGTATTGTTACCTGTACTTTTCCAGAACTCATCATGTTTAATCCAATACACACTCTCTTTTGCTTCAGGCGAGCATGTCATCGCATGCCCATCAGATCCTTCATGAACGCTGTTGCAAATTTGTTGTTTGTCTTTCCGAACCATGCTGAGAACACCTCCGATAGCATCTTACAACAGATGCTATGAAAAACATCAAACATGCTATAGTGAAATTGTCTTAGTAAGATTAAGACAAAACGTCGATTCAATACGATAGTTCACTATCTATGTTCAAAGGTGACGAGATGGAATGCACTCCTGCTAACATATCGCTCCCCACATCAGCTTGCACCGCGCTCAATCTGCTCGAAAGCAATAGTAAAGAAGCATGGATTGTAGGCGGATGCGTTCGCGATGCACTCATGGGACGCACCTATAATGACATTGATATTGCAACGAGCGCGCATTGGCAAGACGTACAAAAAATCTTCGAAGATAACGGTTATCGTACCTTCGAAACGGGAGTCAAGCACGGAACAATCACTGTCGAAGTCGACACACGCACGTTTGAAATTACTACTTATCGCAGCGATGGAACATATTCTGATGCACGCCATCCCGATCATGTAACCTTTGTTAATTCGATCAAAGAGGATCTCGCTCGTCGAGATTTTACCGTTAATGCAATGGCATACCACCCACAGCGCGGGCTGTTCGATCCGTTTCATGGACAGGCTGATATAGCAGCACATCTTATACGCTGCGTAGGCAACCCTCATAAGCGTTTGAGTGAAGACGCGCTTCGCATCATACGAGCAGTTCGATTTGCAGGGCAACTTGAATTTACGATTGACCCATCTACTGCAGAAGCCATGGATGAGTCCAAACAGTTGCTTAAGCATATTGCCGTTGAGCGCATACGAGCAGAATGGGAAAAGCTTCTTTGTAGCAGCGGTATACATGATGCTCTTGTTAACTACATTGACGTACTTGGCGAAACAATCCCCGAGCTGCTCCCTCTAAAGGGATTTGACCAGCACACAATCTATCATCGCTATGATGTACTTGAACATACTGCATATGTCATACAGGGAGTCTCTCCGACCCCTTTGCTGCGATGGGCAGCGCTCTTTCATGACCTCGGAAAACCCAAAGCCTTTTCCACTGACAAAGACGGAGCTGGACACTTTTACGGTCATCCAAAATACAGTGCCGAACTCGCACGCCAGGCGATGAAACGACTTAAGATGAGTCCCCGCTTTTCTCACGACGTTGCACTCTTGGTGACCTATCACGATGTCGACTTACAGCCTGAGCCAAAAGCCGTTAAACGAATGATTCGTAAGCTTGATGAGCGTCCAGACTTATTCCGCGCACTTTGTAATCTCAAACACAGCGATGCAAGTGCTCATGCACAAGGACATCGTCAAAAAGGCATGCAGAAAGCGATCGATCTTAACCTTTGTCTTGACCGTATACTTGCCGAAAAACAACCATTTTCGCTCAAGGATCTAGCTATGAGCGGGTCGGATATACTCGCATTAGGCGTACAGCCAGGACCACAAATTGGAACGCTTCTTAATCAGTTGCTTGACGAGGTAATTGATGGACGCCTTCCTAACGATCACAACGCGCTACTCGCATTTGCCAAACAGCACATATAA